AATACTTCATCAACCGTTATTGTAACAGACGCGGACCACGGTGCGTTGATTGGTGACTTTGTTACTATATCTAGTGTCAGTGGTGCAGTAGGCGGTATATCCGCGGCTAACTTACAAGGTGAGTTCGAAATATTAACTGTACCAAGTTCTAGTACATATACTATTGAAGCTCCAGCAGCAGCAACGTCGTCCGCGACCACTGGAACAGGGACAGCAACATATCAAGTTAATACAGGAGCAGCCGTATCTTTATTTGGTTATGGTTGGGGTGCAGGTACATATGGTGCATCAACATGGAATACATCAAGAGCAGGTTTAACAGGTGCAGCAGGGGTTTTACTACAATCAGCAAAATGGGCACTTGACAACTGGGGAGAAGATGTTTTAACATTACAGTTTGATGGTAGTTTGTTTTATTGGGACACATCAGCAGGATTATCTAGTAACTTAGCTTCAACAACAGAAGTAACAGGGTCGCCTACTAAATCACGGTTTATGTTAGTATCGGGTGATGATAGACATGTTATTTGTTTTGGAACAGAAACAACAATAGGAACAACATCAACGCAAGATAATATGTTTATTCGTTGGTCTTCGCAAGAAACAACAAACGAGTGGACACCTACAGCGACTAACACTGCGGGATCAAAAAGATTAACAGACGGAAACCAAATTAATACAGCGGTTAGATCAAGAGGTGCTGTTATGGTATGGACGGATACAGCCTTATATCAAATGCAATTTATTGGTGCACCTTTTACTTTTGGATTTAAACAAGTTGGTTCTAAATGTGGTGCAGTAGGAATAAATGCTGCAGTAGATATATCGGGTACAGCATTTTGGATGAGTGATGAGTCTTTCTTTATGTATGATGGCGCAGTAAAAAAAATACCTTGTTCTGTGCAGGATTATGTATTTGATGATATTAATACAAATGCAAAACAAGATGTGTTTTGTAATGCTAATTCTGAGTTTAACGAAGTTATGTGGTTCTATCCATCAAAAAATTCTGATCAAATTGATAGAGTTGTTATGTTTAATTACGCAGAACAGTTATGGTATGTTGGCACATTAGCAAGAAGCTCTTGGGCAGATAGTGGTGTATATGATGAACCATATGCAGCAGAGTTTGAAGCGGAAGATACAACAGCAAGCATATCAACGATTAATGGATTAAAAGCAGGACGCACATTTATCTATGCACACGAAGTTGGCGTTAATGATGATGGCGCTGCAATGGCAAATCATGTTGAATCGGGCGATATAGATATACAAGACGGCGATAAATTTATGTCAATTGCACGGTTTGTTCCCGACTTTAAAAACCAAGTAGGCACAGTTGATTTAACATTAAAAACTAGACCTTACCCAACAGGAACACAAACAAGTCACGGATCATTTAATGTAACAACAAGTACAACGAAGCAAGATACACGAATACGTGGTAGACAAATAGCTGTGAGAATAGCAAGTGATGCTATAGATGATAAATGGCGATACGGAACACTTAGACTGGATATGAAGCCAGACGGAATGAGAGGTGGGTAATGGCAAAAATTGTAGTACCTTTATTGCCGCAAGCTCCCGATGAATATGATCGACAACAAATGTCACAGCTTGTACAAACACTAGAACAAATGATTTTAATATTAAACACAACTTACACACCTGTTACACAGGCAGATCAAGAAGAACAAAAGGCATGGTTTTTATCATAAATGGCTAACACATATACAAATTATAAAGCAGTCCTTTCTACGAATGAATTGACTACATTGTACACTGTACCTAGTGAAACAACGGCTATTATTAAATCGCTTCGTATAACAAATATAGACGCGGAAAATGATTGTAAGATATCATCACATGTTGTTGATACTGATAGTATAAGCTATACTCTAGAGACAAATAGAGTTGTTCAAAAAGGGACATCAGAAGAACTGTTTAACAGTTATTCTTTTTCTACGTCGCCGGTTGTGTTAAAAGAATCGGAGATTTTAAAACTGCAAGCTCAAAACGGAGGAGACTTGCACGCAATACTAAGCGTATTAGAAATATCTAATACATAACATAAGGAGAGACTATGCCGGGAAAAATGAAAAAAGACGACATGATGATGCAATATAAAATGGGTGGCGGAATGATGTACAAAAAAGGTGGCACTACGAAGAAAAAAATTAAAAAGAAAAAACTAGCCGCTATGTATGGAGACCCTAAAAAGATAACTAGAGGTGATATTATTACTGCCGCTAAGAAAAAGAAAAAAGGTAAAAAGTAATGAAAAAAGGATATCATAAAACTAAAGATGGTAAAGTAGCTAAAAAAGGCTTGTGGTATAATATAGCTCAAAAGAAAAAAGCGGGTAAGAAAATGCGTAAGAAAGGTGCAAAAGGAGCGCCAACCGCAAAAGCTATTAAAAAAAGCCAAGCATAGTGTCAGCAGCATGGCAACGGAAAGAAGGTAAAAGTAAATCTGGTGGATTAAACCGCAAAGGTATTGCTTCTTATCGTGCCAAGAACCCCGGTTCTAAATTAAAGATGGCTGTAACAACAAAACCATCGAAGTTGAAGAAAGGTTCTAAGTCTGCTAATAGACGTAAGTCATTTTGTGCTCGTATGTCGGGTATGAAGAAGAAACTAACTAGTGCTAAGACAGCTAAAGACCCTAACTCTAGGATAAATAAGTCACTTAGGAAGTGGAATTGTTAATTAACTGTTGCAAAAGGATGGGAAAATGAGTATAAAAAGAAACGAAAACGTATTAGCAGGTAAGAAAACACCTAGTGTTATTCCTATTGAAACCAAAGCAACAGTTACTAATACGCAAACAGGTGAAGAATACGCTAGTGAAATAGATGCACAAGCGGACGTTATAAACCCTGCAACTTCCACAGAAGAACAACACATCAAACGCGATGTCGCTATAACAGTTAATAGCTTAGACATATTCGGAGAGGTCATGAAGTAGCATGCAGGGATTACAAGCACTAGATCAATTTAAAAGTTTTGTATCAAAGATAGGCGGCCTTGGTCGTTTTGAAGATACATACATGGTCCATGCAGCAGAAGGCGAGACCGTTATTCCAATGGAAGTATTGGATCAAAATCCAATTTTAAAGAAAAGACTATTTAAGACAATGATGGATATGGGTATTGAACCCGGACGCTACATTGTAGGTAACGAACTCAACTCAAAAAATCCTGTCACAGGACAACCAGAGTTTTTCCTTAAAAAAATTGTAGACAGGTTAAAAAAAGCAGCAGCCGATGTATCGGGTTATGCAGCCCCTATTGCAGGTGCGATGTATGGACCGGGTGTAGGAGCTATGGTAGGAGCAGGACTTGGTGCATTTAAAAGAGAAAATCCCGGTGATCCAAATCAAGCATTGCAAATGGCATTACGAGGAGGTGCAAGTGGTGTAGCAGCAAATTTAGCAGGTGGTGCAGATAATATATTTACAGGTAGAGGAGCAGCCGATATTTATAATTCGGAAGGATTTAATGTTGCTGAACTTGGTAAAAGAATGTTGGGAATGGATAAAAAATACGCAACGGATAAACAAGGGCTTAGTAGATTTTTTAAAAGTGATAAAGACACATATAGAAATACAACATTAAATAAATTATTTGGAAAACCTTCTCCAGAAGAACTTAGTATTTTAGAAAAAAGAGCAACAACTTTAGTAGAAACAGGAATAAATCCAGATGGTAGCACTGCTAAATTATCTGAAATATCAACTGCTCAAGATATTCTTGATAAAAAATCAAAAGGAAAATTAAATGATTTAAGTTTTAAAGAATTAGCTTCTATATATGGTGGTGGAACATTATTAGGAGGTTTTCTTTTCGATATGACAACAGATAAAAATCAAAATATAGGGCAAGTACGAGACCCTTACGAACCAACAGGAGAAGTTTATAGCTCTTACTTAAACCCTAAAATCACTTATGCAGATCCCGTTTTTGCAAATAAAGGCGGTGTAATGGATTTACAACAGGGTGGAGAGTCAAAAGGACCCGGAACAGGAACAAGTGATTCTATTCCGGCTATGCTAAGCGACGGAGAATTTGTCATGACGGCGGACGCAGTCAGAGGTGCAGGCGGAGGCGACCGTCGCGAGGGCGCAAGAAAAATGTATGAAGCAATGGACCAATTGGAGGCGAGAGCATAATGGCTACGGATACACTAACACAAACAACGAAGACGCAGGTCCCCGAATATATAAGTGACAGGCAACAACAAGTTTTAAATCAACTCTACGGAGTTAAGCAAGTAGGTAATGAATTTTTACCGGACGGTACTACGCCAAATCCAGATTATGTAGCTCCCAAACAAGGTATTCTACAAGCAGGACAAAATATACCACAACAACTAACTGCTGGACTTAGCCCTGCTCAGACACAAGCAATGCAAATGCAACAACAAGGTATTGGTGCTTACCAACCTTATCTTG